ACACCAGACAATAGCCCATTTTATATATCTTTTCATACTTTTCATTTTTTAACAAAAGCGCAGCCCTTACAGCTACGCCTTTGGATGCTTGAATAACAACCTGTGTTAGTGTTATATATGTTTAACATACCCTTTCTCATTAACTTCGCCCCACTTTCTTTGCTGAACAATACTGAATTTATCCTCAATCAAATTAACAGTATCTTCATAGGTTAGCCCATGTTTATTGCAATAACCAAATAGAAGTAAAAAGCAGTCCGCAATTTCGTGTTTGTCTAAAATGCCAGCCTCTGTCTTTTCTTTTAACTCACCAACTTCTTCCTCCAAATGATTAACGCATGACAAGGGAGTAGCTTTAGTAAAAACCTCATCCTGCCATTTGGTTATTTTTTCAAACTGATTCTTATTCATCTTTTTTATTTTACTTGTTAATAATCTATTTTAATTCCTCATACACCAACAACGGGGTAAAGTACCGGCAATCAGCAACTGCCGGTACTGGTTATCAAAAAGGGAGCGAACTGGTATCTTCAACTGGCTTCGCCTCCTGCTTCAACGGATCAACTGCAGCCGGTGCGGTGCCGTTGGCTTCAACTTTCCAGCATACCAGGGAATTAAATACCTTAGTTACGCCATCAGTTCCCGTCCATTCACGGCCTCTTAAATTAAGATGTAGTGTTAATGGCGCACCAATAGAAATGCCATCCATTGAGCCGCATTTAGCCTGCTGCAATTCTATTTCTATGGTTTGTGGATATTCGGGGTTATCATGCGTTGTAACCCATACTTTTTGCGACTTGAAATTCCCTCTTTCAATAACCGGGTGTACTTTCTTTAGTACTGCTTTTATTGCATCCATAATATTTAATAGCCGTAACTGGCCAGGTGTTTACGATGCTTTATACTGTTTTTTCTTTTGCTTATACAATTTTTTAGTTACTGATTGCGGCTGTCCAACAGTTTCAGCTTCAGCCAATCTTCGTAATCTTTTTGATACTGTACCTCTCATAATTTATGCCGGTAAACGGAGCCGGTTCGTTTTAAATTTTACTTAGATAGTGCGCCTTCGGCAAGTTGCTGCATCAGGCTTTTGAATGGTTTGAAACTGGTATATGTTTCTTCTGGCACATCATTCAATAAATCATCAGCCATTTTACTCCAATATAATAAATTTTTACGGTTAAATTCTGATTTATCTCTTTTATGCCTTTCCATAAATTCACGTAACTTTTTAAGTATAAGCAATGATTTTTTTTCATCAAGATGCTGCTTTGCCAGGAATTCAGTTTCGCCGATCATTGGTTGAAGCCAACGGCACCGCGCCGGCTGCAGCTGATCCGTTGAAGCAGCCTGCAAGCGAGTTGCCGGATACGAGTGGCGGACTTCCGTTTTGATAACCAGTACCGGCAGTTGCTGATTGCCGGTACTTTATTCCGTTGTGGGTGTATGAGGAATTAAAATAGATTATTAACAAGTAAAATAAAAATGTATGAGTAAAAGTATTTGGAAGTTTGCTTTAGAAACGATAGATATTCAGCATATAGAAATGCCTACTGATGCTGAAATATTAACCATTCAAACTCAAGATGAAATACCTTGTATATGGGCTTTAGTAAATCCAGATGCTCCCAAAAGAACAGTTTACTTTGAGATTTTTGGCACTGGCGACCGAATTAGGGATACTACCAAAAGAAAGTATATTGGTACTTACCAATTAAGGAAAGGCTCTTTAGTTTTTCATTGTTTCCAGTTGATTGATTTATAGTTCACAGGTTGTTATTCAAGCATCCAAAGGCGTAGCTGTAAGGGCTGCGCTTTTGTTAAAAAATGAAAATATGAAGTACATACCACGCCATACAAAGTCAATAGAGATTGAGTTCTCAAACAAAGGAAACGTTTTATTTAGGGCTACATTTCCGGTTAAGGGTAAACCTTTTAATAATATCGGACAATGGTATAAACGAACAAAATTAGCCGTTGCCAGTTCCGAAGAGATACCTGTATGGCAAATTAAGGGTAAGCATAAAATAATTGATAGTGTTTACTTTGATAGAATTCTGTTTGAGTGGGCAGGCGGTTACGCTATTAATTTACCTGACGATGCAACTGCTTATGATTACAGTATTGTTTTAAAACAACTTGAAGTTATACAGATGTCATTTAAAAATTAAAATATGAGCAATTGTTCAAACCATAAAAAAGATGTATTAGGCCAAACTGATATGAAGCATTTAGCAGATGATATTGGTAATTTACATTATGAATCGCTGGCTAACTTTTTATTTCATTTAGAACAAAAGTTAAAAAAAGATGCTGCACTTGATTTGCTTGGTGGTAGAAAGAAGTTATCGCTATCATTAAGTAGCGCATCAAGAAAAATATCAATGGCATGGCTGCATATAAAACAGGCGTGGGAAATAAGCAAGCCATTTATGTAAGTAATATCAAAAACTATTACCTTTGCTTCAACGTAGCCTCCACGCTTCCCGTCAGAACAGCGCACCCGGAGGCTCTTTTGTTTACTACCCATACCTCAAATACCCTACAATCTTATTGCGTGGGCGTTGCTTGCGGCATACCTCAATACCTTCACGGCTTCCACTATCATTGGTATTCCCGTCAATAGTGTAAACAAAGTTCTTATCAACCTTTTCAACAATACCCGTATGCCCAAGCCCTTTGCCGAAATTCATTATAAAAATATCCCCGGGCTGTGGCTCACCTGTAACACGGTATTTTTTGTCGGCTTCATTCCAGCATCTTAATACACCGCCTGACTTCACCAGTGGGTTTTTCCCCGGTGCAGCCTGTTCGTAACACCAATACACAAAAGCCATGCACCATGAAGCCGGGAAACCTATTCCTACGGACTTTAAATAATCCTGTACAGGTTTACCCCAATTGCTGCCCAGTGGGTTTTCATGCTGTCCTAATTGCGTTATGGCTACTTTTAAAGCCTGTTGTTGTAGTGTCATACGTTTTAATTTATCGGTTTAGTATAAAAAGGATTGCATTGGCATTTATTTTTTATGACTTTACCTACTGGCAGCCAAATGCCAAACGGATATTTTTTTGTACTCGTTATAACATCAAACTGGTAGTCCCACCCTTTACCTACATAATGCCATGCACTATCACCAATTTTTGAAGGTGTCCCGTCTGGCTCGTAACCAACTATTGTCCCCTTTGGTAACAGCTTTTGCCCTACCGTAAACAACGGCATCAACATAATAAGGAATAGTATATTTTTCATAAATTAATATTTTACAAAGAAAGAAGAAATCCAAATGAACAAAAGAAACCCGATAGTGAATCCAATACACATTGATATTAATATTCTCAAAGGTCTATCGTTTTTGCCCATTGCTAATTAATTACTGTTACGGTATGCTTGAAATTTTACCTCGTCAGTTAACCCCATAATAGCGTAATCAAATGATGAATAATACCACGGCTCACCCTCTATTCCTGAAACAGATATAAAATGTGTCCAGTATTTTTTACCGTACCATTTTGTTTTCTGTATTTCTACAACCCACCCTTTTGCGTATTGCTTTATCCTGAACATTACATAAAACTTATTGCGGTTAAAGTAATAAAGATGCAGGAGTAAGCAAAATACATAAGTTTTCCGTTATATCCAAAGAAAAAGTACGCCACCTTATCAATTACCGACTTCCGTTCAGGGCTTACATAATCCCAATCCAGCCGCCGAAACAAACTCAAAGCAATGTTAAAGAATAACAGCCGTTCAACTAACAACGCAGCACATAACCAGTAATTATTAAAGATAAACCACACCCCTGCAACCAATCCACAATACACCAGCCCGTTAATACCATGCAGTATCTTACCACCCCTGAATATTATCTTACTGTCAATATAAGCCAACAGGACGTTTATTAGCGCAAAGACTGCTATGGTTATTGCTTCCCACATATATAGTATAAAGTTAGCAAAATAATCGAGTAGTTTTACTCTTTTTTATTTGAAATATGGATATTATTTTTGTGGTATTATTTAACATTAAAAACTTTACAAAATGAAAGAAACATTTAAACAAGGAATTGCGTTAGGCAAAATACCTAACAAAGAAATTTATTGGCAACTTATAGATTATGCAAAAATAAAAGGAGTGCCAGTGTATTCTGATACATCAATTAATTCTTTTGACGAATACCCAAACATAACTTTTGATATAGGAGAGATTTGCGGTAATTGTGATGGTTATGGTAGTACTAATAAAAAATGGATAACATTTGAACAATTCTTTAACTACTGCGATAACTGGAAAGATAATCAGCCAGTAAAGGTTCAATTAAACAGCCAATACTCTGCTGAAATTATTGACGGTAAGGTTAAAGTTGGCTGTAAAACTTTTGAGTTTGATGCCATAGAAAAACTTTACAACGCTATTAAAAATACTCCATAGTTTCTCGTAAAGTTCTATGGATTAACTCCCCTTTGGTTTGCATTAGCAGCAGGGGAGTTTTTATTTAACCGAACTTCCTCCACCTTCATGCCTGCTGGTAAACCAACCAATCTTTTTAAAGAAGAATACCCATAATACCACATCAACCGCACCAATAATAACCCCCATAATTTTTACATTGGTATCACTCCAAACGTTTGCAGTTGCTACACAAGCAACAATACCGCCAATCAATAAAACCGAAGCAATGCCAAAAAGCAGGCTTGCTAATTTTGTGCTTTTGTCTTGTCCCATAATTTATTTTTTAAAAGTTAAATAACGTTTTTTTAAACCCAATGGTATAGTTTATTGTACTGCCAATCTGCAACGCTCCCACTTCCCACATAGTGCCTTTTTTATTACGCAAGCCCAGGTTAACCCCGTAGCCGTTAACAAATTTATTTTCATGCCCTAACACTTCAGCACCGACATAGATAGATGTTTTTGGTGCCTGTCGTTTAATAATCTTAGCTTGTTTCGTCTGTTGTGCAAAGGCGGTATCAACCGAAGCCCTCAACTTACCTATTTCACTGTTTTTACTTCTGATTAATACCGCCTGCTGTTCAATGGTGGTGCTTTTTAAGCGTATGGTGTTTTCACAGGAAATATCTTTTTGGCTGTTAGCCTTTGCCATCTTTAATAACTGTGCGCTATATTCCTTCTGTAATTCCTTACAGCTATCCGGTACCGGCTGTTGCGTAAACTCAGCAATACCTTTCTCAAGATCATTGTACCTGGTTTCTGATGCTTTCCATTCTTTTAGCCATACATCTGCCTCTTTTGCAACTTCTTCAATTAAGGCTGTAACACTATCGTTGTATTTCTTTGATGCAATGCTGTCCACGCGTACAGCCTCTTTCTGTACAGCCACAGGTATTACCGGATCTGCAGCGACTTGTTTTTTACGTTTACAGGTAAATAAACATACCACTATAATAATAGCCAGTATATAGAATACATCTTTCCGGGTGAATGATTTATTTTTTTTCATCTTTATATTTTTCAAATTTATTTTCAAGTTCTTTTACATCCTCCTGTAGCCTGGTAAACTCATGCTTAAGATACCCAATATCCAAAGCGTTGGTAATACTGTCTTTTTTATCAGCCAGCATCTTACTAATCCACCATGCCAATATTCCAGCAAAAACACCAATAGCTGTTATTATGCTAAATATAATTTTTGCCGTTTCTGTCATTAGTGCCGGTTAGTTGTTTATCAATAATTGTTGCTTTTACGTCTTGCTCCCAACTTTCTAACCCTTTAGCACATGAACCTGTTAATATTGTATAACTGAAAAACTTATGTAGTAAACTGATCCGGCATAGCGGGAATTTAATAGTGAAATACCTATATGTTAACCATAAAGAAATTAAACCAACGATAATTTGAAATATTATGTTGTATAAATTATCCTGCTGGATGATTAAATAGTTCAGGCCAAATAAAACCTCCGCAATAGCAGCCCAACGACTGACAGCGCAAAACCTAAAACTAAATGTAAACGCCAGCATGAAAAAAGAAAATAGCACATTAGTACCTAAAAAAGTATTAAGGTAAAACCCAACGGCATTATAAGCCCCACGATCAATAAGGGCAAAAATATTAACCAGCACTTGTAATGATACCAGTGCCACAGGGAAATAAATAATAAATATTTTTACCGATTTTTTCATATTACGGTTTTGGGTTGCCTACTGTACCGCTGCCTATATTGGTATCATCTTCTGGCGGGTTTGCTGTGTTATTCGGCGGTTGTGGTGTACCTTTCCATAATGCTACAATTTGTGCTACTGTGGCAACTCCTGACATTAACAGTACAAATACTAATAACCAGTGTAGTGTATCTGATATTAAAGCAGGGTGTTTATAAATAGTCCATGCTGAACCGGCACAAATTACAATGCTTACCAAAATGCTGATAACCCTTTTATGGCTTATCTTACCCCCTTCGCTGAACATTGAATTTAAAAAGTTGTCTTTCATAATCTTATTTTAGTGTTTGAAATATGCAATATATAAAAATCATCCATTCTCATTGGCCGGTTAAATAAAGTAAGATACCCCAACACTAACCCCTTACACAACCTGTCAAACTCCAATATCTGTTTACACTCAATAACCTTTACTGTTTTATACCCCGGCTTTACCAAAGCTACCATCCAGCATTTTAAAGTATCTTTTTCATAGTTGCATTGTGCTTTTAGATTAATGGTTGCAACGATAAGCAGAAACAATAAAAGTACTTTCATATAATATATGGTTTAGGTTAACCAAATATACTAATTATCTTTCTATTGTTGTTACTGTTCCCTGAATACTGTGTGCTGTTGTTGCTGCAGATTGAACAAACGGTAATATGCATGCATTATCATAAAGTACTACTCCATTGCCGGCATTTAATTCATTTTTAAAGTTTACGTTAACTGCCGGTGCGCTAATATCAATTAGTTTACGGGCTACAAAAACGCTGGCTGTACCACTGGTTAAAGTGGTGTTTAATGTTACTGTTTGTATTGATTGAACTCCTATATCCCCTGCCTGTAACTCAAACCAAACAACCGTACCAATAACAGGGGTAGCAGGAAAGTTATTTGGTGCTACAGTTGATAACGTTGCTGTACGGCTTCCTGTGCCTGCACTATTGGTATAAGTTATTGTGCTGTTACTTACCACGCCTGCATTGCCTAATGCGGCTACAGCATATACACCTATTTGATAGCCTGCGCCATTAGCGGTGCCGTTATTATCTCTTGCAGGGAAAGCCACACTATTTATAGTTTGGCCGGTTGTGGTTGTTACTACCAAACCGCTGTTTACCCAAACAACATCATATAATGAGTAACTATTCGCCACAGTTGTAGTAATGGTTCCTTGTGTTAAGTATCTTACCTTACCGGCTGCAGCATCCGGAAAGAATACACAGCCTGCATCTGTTGAACTTGTGCCGTCTGTTGTGCGGCCTCCTAAACCTGGCGAACCGGGTGCCCATGCTCCTAATACACCGGCATCTTTCCAAAACCCGTAATTATAACTGGCAGCATCAGAAGCGGTACCTGTTTTGCCGAATGCTTTTGTTACTCCGGTTGTGGTTGATGTAACTGGCAATGATCTGCTCCAACCTACTTTTGCGTTATAGTACAATGCTTCGCCTGCCTTTAAAGTGTAAATAGGTGTACCAAAATATTCTGTACCTGAAACATCAATAACAACATCCACATTATTATCAGCAGCTCCTATATTTACAATACTGATAGATTCAACAACCCTTGTTGTTGATCCAGCCGGCGCTGATAGCACCGTTGTTGTTGTTGCAGTTGTTATACTCGATGTTGACAAAGATGCTAATCCTGCGCCTGATGTAGTTTCATCGAAGTAGCCCACTGTAACATCTAAAGCAGATGTACTGCTACTTGTTAACTCCAATATGTGTGAAGTGGTTGTTAACCTTAACTGCCCGAAACTGATTATTGATAGCAGTAAAAAAACTGGTAATAATTTTATCTTTTTCATATCTAATTTAAAATTTAAAATTTAATGCTTTTGCTTTTGAGTACGTTAATTTACTATCGAGTTGTGTCTGTATAGCTGATGTAACACCATTGACGAAACTTATTTCTGTTGCTGTTGTTGCTGAATGCGTAGGCACCCCATTAGCATCTGATATTAAAGCCCTGTTGGCTGTTATTGCAGCGGCTTCGCTTACTGCCGTGCCTGCTGCTGCATAGTATGCTAAACGATATTGAGTGCCAGAGTTTACAGTTCCTGAGCCACCCCCTGTTGGTATAGCCTGCGTTGCTACCCTTTTTGCAACACTATCCCAAACCATCATTTTATTACTTGCAATAACAGATTGATTTAAACTATCTATAACCAAAACACCCAAAGCAGGCATTAATAATATTGAATCACCATAGGCCCGTATTTCAGATGTCCCAGCGGGTAACTGTGCAAATAACCTTGCTGTAGTCGGCGTTGCTGTTGCAGCAGCATTAGTACCACCGCTGCCACCTTGTAAAACAGATTGTGTTGTAGATATTATCTGTGTAGTACCTGACCCTGTAAAATCTAAATTATATCCGCCGCCGCTAACTGTTCTATCCCCTGTTAGCGTACCATCGCTGTTATAGATGTTGGTGCCTGCGCTCGGTATAGCCTGCGATGCTAATTTCTTGCCTACGCTATCCCAAACCACCATTTTGTTACTACCTAAAACAGACTGGTATAAATCATTAACCACAATAGTATCTACATTAAAAATATACTGATTGGTATTCGCTTTACCCAGCCCAGCCCGTATAATCTTTGCTGTTCCTGATGGCGTAAAAGTTACTGTTGCATCCTGATATCCACTTGTGAAAGTGGTTGTTTTTGTTGTTGATGTTGCCGCTACTAAAACGCTCGGTGTCCAAATAGCGCAGTTATCAAAAACAACATTATCACATTCGGATAAATCTAATATACCAAAGAAGAAATTACACCCCGTAAACAGTTCACCAATAGTAATATTAGCCATTCTTACCGCATAGCCGGCGTTATGGTTAAAAGAATTGTTTGTGTTAGTGCCATGATCCCCGTTACTGCTGCCGTTTATTCTATACCCTGCACTTACATTATAATCAATATGGCTGTTTGATAACACAAAGTTTCCACCCCAGCGCAATATGCCGTAATCGTTGCTATGAGTAATGATATTATCAACAGTCATGTATTCGCTTAACGCATAATCCAATATACCAACACTGCTGTTTGTAAAGATGCAATTCAAAACTTTATTACCTCTTACCAATGAAAGCGAAGGATGATAAGCCTGAATACCTGAACCGCTTATACTATCGAAATAACAGTTACTTACTGTGGCGTAATTACCGGGTAGGTAAACGCCGTTTTGGTAGGTAAATGTTGGCCCTGCATTATATGCAGCATAGCCACTACCTTTAAAAGCTAAGTTATCAACAATAGAAGAATCTGCTGCTTCTATTACATTAAAAGGCGAACCGCCGCCGATAGTAGATGTTTTTAACACTGAACGCTTACCAAAACCCAATATTTTCTGTCCCGTATTTAAGGTAGTAGTACTATCAAGTATGTATAACCCCGGCGGCACGATAACAGTTTTACCTGTTGCAACCGCTAATTGAAACGCCAATGCGCTGCCATAAGTACCTGTACTATCTGCACCATAAGCAGGGTCGGTAACGTAAACTGTTCCTGGTACTGTTGGTACAACATTAATTTTACCGTACGCTACTTTTCCTGTAATCGGGTCTATTGTATAGGCACTATCAGTATCAGGCACACGCCTTGCTTTACCAATACCTAAAGTATCAGCCACATTTGCACTACCGTTTACATTTAGTTTGTACGTTCCCGGTGCTACGCCTATTCCTACGTTTGTACCATCATCACGGGTTGCTCCTGTGCCTAATGCAGTGCTGCTTGTCCATCGGGCTAAATAATCTGTAGTACCGCTACCAGTTGGGCCACCTCCGCCACCACCGGTACTATCTTTTATTGCATATTCAATACCTCCTTTATTAAAGAATATTGAATCCTGTCCGGGTTTTCGGTATATGGTATTTACCCACTTGTTTGCCGTATCAATAGCACTTCCTGCAGTACCCCTTAATTCTACATCGGTGCTGTCTCCATTAAGCCGGTAAAACCTTAGTGTACTGTCGTTTATGGCAGACGTATTCACATAAGCACTATCCAGCGGCAAAGCATAACCATAACTTACGCCCATTTTCCAGTAATATAACCGGTTTGTTACGCTGTCCACTGTTACACTATCCACCTTGTTATTCAACCTGGCGAGCATACCAGCACTATCAACTGCCATCGGTGTCCATTTATTACCGTTGTAGTAATACATAGTGCTGTCTGAAGTCTTAAAGACGATATCCCCGCCGCCTGTTCCCGGCGCTCTGAATGTTGATGTGTCTTGCCGTGGCACCTTAAACCCGCTATCAACCTTAACATAAGGGAACACCGTCGAACGCTCCGTAGCATATACCACCGTATTTATTGCCGTGGTGAAGTAGTACGGCCCAAGCTGCCTATTTGTACCGCTTACGCATATCGTTTTGTAATAGTAGTAATACTGTGTATTAGGCTGCAGGCCTGTTAAGTTCCGTAGCGGTGAAACACCTGATGTGGTTGCAGTATCAGTCTGCCCTACTCTTACATATTGCAGGTATAAGGTGGTATAACCGCTGGTAAAATGCGATATACTACCGTTGATACGTGCGCTGGTTGCGGTAATCAATGTTACTGCATTACTCCTAACTGTGTCTTCATCTGCACACGGTTGCGCCATTGCGGTAAAGCTAAACAGCACGAATAATATTGTTAATAGTTTTTTCATAGTTATAAATTTTGATATTCTACATACGGAGGCGTTTCTACATCTTCAAAAGGTACTGCCCAGGTAAAGTCGCCTGTGGTGCTGTCATAAAGCACTTCATTACCAACCGGTGTGCCTGATAATATAATATCGCTGCTGCCACGGCCATCTTTAACAACATTGATAATCTGTTTATTTATCAGCCCGGTTGACCATGTATAGGTTCCGGTTGTTGCAGGTGCCGTACTGCCAGCGGCTGGGTATCTGTACATTTTGCCTTGTATTATCGGATCGGGGTTGGTGTATATCTGTTCAATAGCGCCTGTTAATAACAAAGCTAAACTGAACGTTGCAATACCATCAAAAGCCCCTGTGTCCGTTGTGTTTGTAATATAAAAATAACCTCTTTTTGTATATACATCCCCATCAACTGATGTTACTGTAAAATCCCATTGCATTTTAGTTTTCGCAAATTGCAATGCCTGTAATTCAGGTAATGATATTGAACCAGAAACATCCAATGCTATTATTCCATCAAGCTGAGCCGTTGCTCCGTGTACCGTTGGTCGAAATGTTTTCCAGTTGCCTGACCCCGTTACCGTTGTTTCTATAGTATCGGTATCAACAGAAATATTACCACTTCTGGCGCAAACGATAGGCTTCCACACCCCTGCGTCAAATACTTTACCAACCCAATCTTCGCCACGTACTAAACTCATGTTGTTGAATATATATAAGTAAAAGTATAATCAGCCACTACATCCGGTTCGCCTATCTCGTATATCTCCCATAAAGTCCCGCTAAACTGGTTACGTTTATAGTCAATATTCAGTAATCCAAAGATATATTTTTTTGTTGGATTAAAATCGGTGGTAATAACTGTTAACAGCGAAACGATAGCAGTTTGCTTTACGCCAATAAAACCACCTTCTAATTTACTCCGCATTTTATCCCGGTAAATAATATCCTCTTTGGTAAATAATTCACCCCTTCGCCATGCGTTGGCATCCCCAATATAAACCCAAAACCGTGTCCTATCCTGTATTAATCCTGTTGTAGTTGTCAGCAACAATGTACCGTTGTTTATATTACGTGGACTGTCATCCATAGTAATTTCGGTATCGCTGTTGTTTTTAATATCGTTGGTTCTAAACTGGCGGTGTATATGGCCAATAATTTTGGTGCTATCGTTTACTAAAGAAACATATTCAAACCGCATATCCTTCCAAAATGTACCCGTTGGATTAAAGAAGCCCAACGCATAATGAATAGTAAGCACACCGCTTATTGGGAACGGTGGCATTGCTACGTCAACATTATTCCAGTTTACAGCTGGTGTATTTGGGGGTATTGTAAAATCGTAGCCGAAAGTGGTATTCCATTCCAGTAAACCGGTTGAAACGTTATTATGCAGGTAATAAGTATTTGTACCGTCTGTTATCCTGTACGATAGTAAAACATTTATCGGCAGTGATGAAGTAACATTGATACGGAATGATGCTGTAAAATTGCACTTATCACCCACATTAATAATAATATCATTCAATGCCCGTGCTGCCCGTGGATAACTACCTTGCGGCGGTTGCACAACAAAATACCTGTCCACTTCTGAATCCAGCGCCGTATCCTTTACAACCCTGATAAATATTTCACCATGCGGCGCAACATCACCGTTAGCAAAACCGGTAGGAATATACTCATACATAGTAAACGTACCTTGTATGTAAGAACGAATAAACGGCCCCAACTGCTTTAAGTCGTAGTTATTAAGCAGGTATTTCGATTGATTATAATTGAATATTCGCCTCACAAACTTATACGGCCTCAATATGCTTTCGGTTAAGCCTCTTATTGGTACCGTTGGCTGTGGGCTGGCATCATCCGGCCCTATGGCAAAATTATTATCAAACACTGTTGTACTCAATAACACCATGTTTTCATCATATACAAAAGCCGGTATTGCGTTATTGCTAAACTTACGCACTTCATACCAGTGAATAATGTTCCATTGCCCGTTGGCCTGAAATATCTGGCATTTCAATGTGTCCATTATCTGCGTTAAAACGCTGTAACAATCCTGGTAAGTTTCACCACTGATATACATATCAGGATTAACCATCGTTTGGCCGAAGGTGCTTTCTGTATCGGTTTGGTAAAACTCTTTTACGTTTAAAAATATGTTGGTAAGCAGTGATAAGTTTGTGGCAGATAAACAACGGCGTATCAATGATAGCAATGTAACAACGCTGCTTAAATTCTTATGCAGTAATCCAATGAGCGTTGAAACCGCTGCCATTGTACCAATAGTTTCTGCAACAGTAAAGTAATAAAAACCACCTGTAATAATGTAGGTTGTTACCGTATAAGTGCCAGCTTGTGCCGTTCCGTAAATTACTATCTTATCACCCACAACAACCGTACTACCAAAACCCATATCTGTACGGATCTGGTTAGGGGAGATTGTTTCAATAAGTTCAGTGCTATCATAAAGCAGGTCATAAGATGCCGGCGCCTGGTCAAGTGGCACATCTTTAAGCAGCCCTAAATTATCATTGGCGGATAAATTAATTTCATGCTCAAAATCCAGTTTCACTTCGTAGCAATCATCCTGCACAAGAAAACCAGCCCAAATATTATTCATGCTGCCATCAAATAACAATACCTGAATATCATCGTCATTATCTGCGTAAAAACTTGTTATCGGTAAATTACCGGCATTGATTAAAGTAATATCCAGTGAAGAACCTTTGATAGGTGCTAATGGGTCATCAACGGTACATTTCTGTATTACTGTTGTAGTTCCGCCGTCAATACTGATGGCATTACCTACATAATCCTTAAACAGAAATTGCAGGGTGTAACGTACCGTTGGGTTAAATGGGTCGCTCTCTGAATCGAATTGTGTAGAATATTTTAAGCCGTATGCCAATTGTATAATTTAATTTATTATCTTAGTGTCCGCATAAGCGGGTCTTCAGTTTTGGTTTTATTAGGGATTAATGATAAGCCGGTTGTTTTCACAGCTGGCTTTTTAATTATTCCTGTTCCAAGTTCTTTGTGTTCTGTTGCTACTTAATACAATATCATCACCCTGCAACCTGCCAAATATCTCAATACGGTTATTCCCACCGCCATAAGCTGTTACTTCGTTGTTAGGCTGCACCCTGCTGCCCTGTGGTAAAAATATTCGTTCCGGCCCACGTTCGCCAACCATAAACGTACCGCCAGGGGTTGAACGGGAACCAGTGGCAAAGCCTTTAGGTTTATTATTTACTGCTGCTTTAATCAATGCGCCCAAAGCAACCAATCCGATACCAACTGCGATTGATGCAATAGGTGAAGCCAGTAATTTTTTAAACGCTTCTTTAGCTAATTTAATTTGAATACCTGATTTGATAAGGAATTTACCTAACTGCTGTATTTGGTCGCCAACAGAAACAAATATAGAATCAAATAAGCCTGATATTGGTTTACCTGTTAATGCGCCTGCGATAGCATCGCCTAAATTTGATAATGCGTTTGAGCCTATAGTAGCAAGTGAAGTGTTTACCAAATCGTTAAACTCATCAACCTTCTTTTGAAATGCCTCTTTATTCAAAAGAAATTCTGCCAGCCTTTCCTCAAATACACCCTTCTTTATTATTGGTTCAATGGCAATAATAGGGGTAATCTTAAACTCTTGACCCTTAACTTTAGTTTGTAAATTATCCTTAAGTTTTTGTAAAAGTAACTCGGGTTTTAATCCGATAGTGAAGTCAAGTTGTTTTAACTGGCTATTAAAACCATCATACAACGATTGAGCAGCGGATTTTCCAGCAGGCCCAAATTTAGTGCTTAATTCTTTTATTGTATCTTCTAAAACTCTAACCCTGTTTTTGCCTTCATCTGTACCTAAATTAAGTCCCCTTGTGTTTAGCGTATCAAGTTCAATTTTTAATTCTTTTATAACATCCGATATTGTACGAATATCTTTTATGGCTTTACTCTTTTTATTGCCATCAACTAATTTTTCAAATATACCACCTAACCCTTCGCTTAATTGATTGATGCCTATAATTTCGGCCTTTGCTTCTGCTATAGCTTTTGTATTTTTATCTTTAGAAAAAATACCTGGCACAAACTCTGTCCCGGCAAAGGGGTTATTTTGTTTTCGTACTTTTAATTGCTTTTGTATTTCAGCGGTTAACTCTTTTTGTACAGCTATATTTTTTTTATCAAATAAAAATGCAGCTAACCCCTGATTAATTGTAGCGGCTGTGATAGATTTTATTTCGCTTGTAGTTGATACAAGAATATCCCTTAAATCTCCAATATCCTTCGCTTGAGATACAACCGATTCGCTGGCAGCGTCAATAGCAGTTTTTAAATCTTGTTCTTCTTTTTTTGTTACGGCTAATTGTGCAGCCAATGGTTTTAAATCTACTTGGTGAGCCTTTTGGCTAAATAGCTCAACCGCTATTGCTGCTGCTGACAGCCCTATTGTTATAGCAGTAGGCCCGACGAGTGCAGGCAATAAATCTGAAATACTTTTGCCAAAAATTTTAATCCCCTCTGCTGCTGGCCTTGCGGCATTATGCAACGCACTTATCTTATCAATCGCACCCTGTATATTTTCTTTAAGTAGCCTATTTTTTTCAGCTAATTTGCCAGATTCTTCAGCAAGTTTTTTATTAATAGCAACAGCGCCGTTCATTGATGCCGTTGCTTTATTTATTGTTGATGTTAACGCTGAAAATGGGACAGTTGAATCTACAGCTAACTGTTTAAGTGTTACGCCTGCTTTAGCAGCTTGCCGTTGCAATTCGCTAATATCTGCACCAATTACTATTTTTATATCTGGCATTAAGATAGTTTTATTCCGTGTGCGATTTCAATTTTATCTTTCCACTCTTTAAAATCTTCCATTGTTCCCCAAACTTTCTGTACCGTTGTTTTAGGCCTCTCATTGGGCAATAACCACAAATCAGTTATTTGTATATTACCGCCGCCTTTAGATTTTGCACCGCTGGCCTGCACAATAAAAAATGTCTGCAACCTTACCAATGCAGAATGGTCTCTTTCTTTATCTAAAAAGCCCTCACACGCTGCTAAAAGCATGTAAGGGCTACAAGTGTAATATTCGTATTCAGTCCATCCTAATCTACCTAAAACGAACTTGTGTATATTAAACCAATACTTTACTTTTTCTTCTTTGGCTTCAATGCTGCTTTTTTTTTAGTTTCTGCAACGGCTTCTTTCATAGTAGCTAATTGCAATTCTAATTTTTTAACCAGTTCTATATAATGCTGTGATTCTTCAAATATTTTTTGTACAGCTACCAAAGATGACTTTCCTTCTTCTGTAAACATCATTTCATCAACAGCATCACATATTTCCTCGTAAGTAAAATCAGGCTCTTCTCTTTTTACTTTACAGTTAGCTATCAATCCGCCGTATATAGCTGCATAATTTGAAGATGAATTAAAAACTTCCGTATCAAGTTCTTTGCTCCAAAACTCAATAGTAGTTTGGTTCATTTTCCAGCCACGTAACTTACCGGCAATGTTTAACTGTATATAAGTATCAGTCATTATGATGTAGCGGTTGTTTTTTCAATCAGTCCGTAAGGAGATAAAGTTCCGGTAAATGTTGCAACCGCATCCTGTGCAAACACTTCCTCAAGTCCTGAAATAAAACCGGTGCCTGAATAAGTTACGTCACCTATTACCGGGCTTACCTTACCAAGTTTGTAGTAAATAGTTGTTTTATCTCTCCAAAAATCATCAATCTCATCAGTACTTACTCTACCGGTTGACGGATCTGCCATAACCTGCCCTTCAAAAGTAATACTGTTATCCTGTGTGCCTGGTAATTTATCCGGCCCGCATTTAGACTTAGCATCAATCTCGTTTGTGGTACGGCTTACTGTTTGAGATGTCAAACAAACTACTGTACTGTAAGTAATACCATCCCTGCTAAGGAAAAGTAACACATCTGTACCATTAATTTTATGCTCTGCCATTATTTTAAATTTGGTGCCGGTTATGAAATATCCGACGTTTGAAAAATATTATGTCTGAATGTTATAAATCTGCTTATATAACCCCGGTTAGCTTGTGTTGTAAAATTCTGCGTTACATCACTTACCATCCTTGTTGAAACCATCTGAGCGCCGTTCAACGGCAATACCGCCTGACTGTTTGGATAAATCCTGTTGTACACATCCCTTGCTAAAACATCTGCCATTAACCCTTTATTATATTTTTCCTGCCAGGTGTGAATTTCAACCGTTATTGTTGTTGATGTATCGCAACTGTTTTTAGTTGATACGTCATTGCTTGTTAACGACCTGAAAACAATATAATTTTTATCGCTTATAGTTTCAGGTGCTATTTGATAGAACACTTTAATATCTGTAATATCACTCAGTGCGTTTTCGTAAGCCAGCCGTAAACTATAATTTATATCGATCATTTAACCTGCATTGTTTTTAAGTCGTTCAATAAAGTTGGCGTCCATTTTTCTACTGCCGGATATAAAAACGGGTGTGGCCTTATCCCTTTTATCATTATTGATCGTGCTATCAAATATGCAACTTGTCGTTGCGATTCAATAGCTGATTTTGATTTAGAGGCGTTACCGCCTGCTGTTAATGGTGCTGCAAAACCTTTCCTCATTACCCACTCCGTTAACTCTAAAACAAACTGAGCAAAAGTTCCACCACCACCGCCTTTAAATGTTGCTGCTAACTGTTGCCAGGTAGTCGGTAATGATGCCACATAAGCAGCAGCAAACCGACGGGTGCCAAATTCCAGGTAAGCAGCATAATCAACAGTACACCCAATCTCAGCGGCCAATGGTAACGATTTACTATAAATAGCAGATCGTAAATGACCATCATCAACCGGCGCTAATTGCTGAGCCTCCGTTTCTGCATTAAATCCAAACTTGTCAAAGGACTGCTGTATTTGTACTTCGTACTTTTTATAATCCAGTTTAGCCATAGTCTGCTCTAAACCCTCTATTTTTACTACGACCCCGGCCATTGTTCAACTTTTGTGCATCTTATTTTTAAATAAGCCTTGTACCCTTCCGTAACCCTGTCCATGCTATCAAACTTATACCGGCAATTTTCATATTTCATTACTGTTGCCAGCGTAAACTTTGTATCGTACCTTACTATTAACTCAATACTCGATGTTTGTAACATCTGGCTAAAAGCATTAAAAGCAGAGCCTGAAGTATCTTTAATATTGGCCCAGCGTTCAAACTCTTCTTCTATTATTTCCTGCACCCCATCCCCTGGCCCAACAGCATAAGTGCCGTTAATAAATATCAGCCTTCTGTTCATTTCGCCTACTGTAACCTTTGCCATTACCCCCATATTAAAGGGTTAAGAATAAGTGTTGCCTGTGGTGACATACCTACGCTGCTATCCCCACGGTTTTCAAACAGAAATAACGTTTGCGCTTTAACAGCGGTTATTAATTCTGCCGGGCATGCGCCTTGCGGGTAACCTGCAGTATAAGTAAATATCAACTCCTGCAACGGCCAAAGAACTTTTTTAAACTGGGTGCCTAACATCTTGTAACCTGTGGTGTCAATCACATTGCCATCAATATCCGTAACACTTGAAATCGTACCAACAGGCCCATAAGGTAAATAAGCGCCTCCATTAAAATTATTTACTACCGATGTAACTGTTCTGGCTATAAAATTAATCCCTACATATTGTTCGCACATCCTGCGTGCTGTTACAATAAGTGTTTCTGTTAGATCATCCTCTTCTGTAGTATCAATCTTGCCGTACTGTGTCCTGAAATCGTTTACCGTAAATAATTCACTTGCTACTACTGCTGTATTATCAACATCACTTGCCTGGCCATAACTTACGCCGACCCTGCAATCTTCAATTTTATCAGCATTAGCATTGTAATTCATTATTTTAAATTAGGGCCGGAGTGGTTACCGGCCCGTTATTATTTACCATTAAGAAACTGAAGCCATAGAAAGAACACTGAAAGCAGCAGGGTTAAGCATTGCAAAACCGATTGATGCCTCAATACGAACGGTAATTTTGTTCTCACGAACATTGGTACCATCCTGCTCAAAAAACTGTAGGCTTAAACCTTCACTTTGGATGATCTCAAAGTTTTTCCAGTCAGCTATAATAGCTGTATCAGCAGCAACCCATGATGCCACATAAACAGGAATACCGCAAATCAACATTTGTCCGGTAGGGCTGATAGTAACCGTTCCCTGTGGAACAGTAAACTCTCCGCTTGTTACACCTTTATATGTAAGCATGTTAGCCCAAACCGCACCGTCAACAACGATACCGTTTACATCATAACGGGCTTTCCGTTGTGCGCCAATGGTGCGGATGATAGATGTCATAAAATCGCTGGTTACATTGGTAATACCAGTTGCCTGATCCAATATAGCCTGCCAGCCTTTGTTATCTTCACGCTGATAGTACCTTTCAGGTAACCATCTTGTGA